TTTTGATACCTTTTTAACAGTCTTTTAATATATTTAATTCTCTTCAAATCATCCTCAAAGTCTTCTTTTGTGACTGATTGTGGATTATCATAGAATTTAATAGCAAAAAGCATATAATTGCTCTCATTCAATTCATCAAATCTCATAATTATCAACCATTTCAAATATTTAGATGTTATGCAGCAACAGTTAGTGTACCAGCAGCAGTACCAATAGCAACAGAACTTGTAATTTCTGCATCAGTATTAGTGCCTCTATCCTTAATTGTACCACTATTCAATGAAACTGGATTGGCAACAACCTTAAGAACATCGTTTGCATTTGTAGCAGCATTAGCAGCAGCAATTGTCTTTCTGAATACTAGTTCATTAGTATTGTTTCCAGATAAGAAATCAGCTGTGATATTTCTAGAAGATGATGTTTGATTGGTAATTAAGAATTGTGGTGTTCCAGTAACAGTTACCTGCTCATTATATCTGACTCTTACGTCAATATTACCACCGTCTGACTTATCAAATGCAGTTGTGATAAATTCAATCTCAGTAATTGTAGCAGCACCAAGACTTGTTGCCAAGTTACCAATTGCAACCAACACTTCAGGTTGTGCATCAGGGTTGTTATTACCTGTGAATCTTGCACTTTCAGCACCTGGTTCAAGCACCCATCCACTAGCATTAGCAAACACTAATTTTTTTTCTTCGTCTGAGAGGAACTTAGGTTTAGTTCCATCAGTTGTTCCCCATAAGGACATGTTTCTTACCTGTATTCTTTTATAAAGATATTTATATAAGTTAAAATTAACGTGCTTTGATTGCTTTTTCGACCTGTGCAAACAATTTATCATCTGCATCAGTTTTTGTCAACTTGACTGCCTTACCTATTATTTTTAAGCAGATATCGATTAACTTTTCACCTAATTCTGCATCATCAGGTATCTTATCTATAGCATCATTAATAATTTTTGATGCAAGTGGTAATAAAATTGATAGCATTCTCTCTTTAGTAACTATATTATATAGCAACTAATCGTAAACTTTTTTACCTGCCTTGATTCTACCTGTTCCTTTCTTATCATAGAACTTTATACCCTTTTCTTTCTTATCTTTGTAGGCAGACATGGCATTTATGTCTGCTCTCTTTGCTTTGTCCTTTTTCATTCTCTCTGAAGATTCTCTTGATTTTTTAATAAAATCACGATATGTCAGGTCTTCTTTAAAATCTTTGGGTTTCTTACCCCTTGCTTTCATACTGATTGCGATAGCAGCTTGTTGTGCAGGGTTTGCTGCTTCGTTCATCTTTTTAGTTTTCTTTTTCATCGAGTTGATAAACTTTCGATAGACTGCTGCCTCTGAAGATTTACCCATCTCTCTTGCTCTTTGCTCCATAGCAACTGCTGCTTGAATTTTATGAGCATGAGATCTTGAAGATTTACGTATCTTTGCAACAGATGCCTTTGCAGTATCCACATTCTTAAAACCAAGTCCATGAATAGTGCCTTTAGGATTTTCATCAGTATATAAATCAGAATGTTTTTTTGAGTTAGCAGGTTGTCCCTTCTTTCTTGGGATGCGAGGATTTGACTCTTCTTTCATTGCTTTTTCTAAATCATCTGCTTGTTTCGCATGAGTTTTAGAACCACTCCTTAGTTTCTTAACTAAGTGTTTTACGAAAGGTTTATCATTTTTATCTAATTCTTCTTTTGTTACCTTTTTTTCTGGAAGACCTTTGTGTTTTGTGGATGCGAATTTTTTCACATCACCCTTTTTCATATCGGATGCTGCTTTTGCAGTTTCAGGTGTGGTGGGTGCCAAGTCACCTTTTTGTATGGCACGAACTATTCCAAAGAATCGTTGTTGTTTCTTAGATAGCGCTGGCATTTTAAGTTCCTAATCCACCTTTACGAACTGCTTGAACATTCACATAATCCTGTGTGGTCTTATATCCTGCCTTCTTTGCTTTCGCATCAAGTGCTTTACTCTTTGCCTGTTGCTCCTTTTTCTTTGCAACCATTCTAGTAATTCTACCAGTTCCCTCATCAGACTTAGCACCTCTTACTTTTTTTGGTTCGTTCCCACCCATGCGTTGGTTACTATACTTCTTCATCACTGCCTGATATGCAAGATCTTTCTTTGCAGATCCACCTTTCTGTATTGGTTTACCCGTCTTAGTATCAGTTCCTTTTTCTTTTTCGAAACGATTTAGTTCAGTTATATTAGAGTTTTTTTTTACTATTGAACCAAGTGCTTCGACTGCTTGTTGAACTGTTGGATTTATTTCTTCACTGCGATATCCTCTAGGTTTAGGACTTTTACCAACTTTCATGTCAGCAACTTCTGGTGGAACAGTTCCTTTTTCAGGTCTATTTCTATAAGGAGTGCTTCTGTCTGGACCTTTTGATCTTTTACTTAACATCATTGCTTCATCAACATCAGGTTGATCATATACTTTCTGATATGCATCAACAAGACCTTGATCAGGATTATATGATGCCATGATTTCATCACCAGCACCTGAACTTACTGCCTGTATTTTTTTACGCAATACCATCTTCTTCACTTGGTTTGCCTTCTTCTGTTGTGCATCAACTTGTTTTGTATCTTTTTCACCACCACCAGATCCATACATTTCACCATACATATTTAATTTTTGTCCTTTTGTTGGTCCTACCATTTCACCATTTAATTTGAATGACATATTAAGACCTTTAGCTCTTAACTTATTCTTCATAAGATTTACAAGAGTAGGCATAGATCTTGGATCATCACCCTCTTTTGGTTTTAAATCCTTCATTGCATCAAAACTACCTTCATCCTCTTCACCTTTTTTCTTATCATTATGCTTTTCCTCTTTCATATTAGGATTAATATTAATTTTATTCTTACCCTTCATTACGTCAACTTTCTTTTGATTTGCATCAACTTTATTTGTTTCAGCAACCTCACCTATAAACTCCTCCTTTGCCATTGCCTTTCCAATAGCCTTACGACGATTCATTAAGTATGAATCAGTCTTATCTTTCTTACCATCATTGTTAACATCACCATCTTCTTTACCAACTGGATCTAAACCTTTACCAGATTTTGTTTTTGCAGTTTGTTCACCTTTCTTCTTCTCACCCTCATAAGGTGTTCCATATCCTGTCATCTCCACTGATTCAATATTTGGATTCTTTCTCAATTCCGAAATCTTTTCACGAGTAGCCATACGAACATATGACTTACCAGATTTTTTATCTTTAACACGTACCTTATACTTACCACCTTTCATTTCCTGTTCAGATATATTATCACCATCATGAGGAATTGTATTACCATCTTCATCTTTCTTATGATGTTCTGCAAATACTTTACTTACTAACTTTGAAATATTATTTGACACATCAACAAAATCATACTCCTCACCAATAAGCATTTTTTTAGCTAATGCTTTTACATTACCTGGTGCGGGTGATTTTCCAAGTTGAGACAAATATGCTCTTTTCAAAGAAACAGGATCTGTTTTTTGACCATCCTTGAAACCTTGCTTAACTTTATATCTTACATCATAAGCAAGTTGTCTTGCAGATTTACGAATTTTATCGGCAGCACCCGTTCCAGCTTGAGGTGTATTAGGTGCATCTTCAGATATTATGTTACCCATTTTTTGTGTCAATTTTCTTTTTTCTATATTTATTTATGAAATGTTTCCCGTAAGAAGAACCAGGCACCATTGATTGAACGTATTTAAAATGAGAGTCAGTGCCAATTAATCTTTGATCAGGGGGAACACCTCCAACATCTGATCCATTTACAACTTCTTCTGATACATCTTTTATCCATGATTTGAACATAATTTTATCCTCTGTAACACATATTAAATAACTTGTTCCTCTACGAATAATTTTACCAACTAAACCAGTATTAACATTCTCTACAATTTGACCCATCTTAAATATCTTATCATTTATATAATTTTCCCTCAAATTCTTCCAATCAAACTTAGGTGCAATCTGCCATAAGTTCCAACCCTCTTTGATATTCATTCCTTTTCTTACATTATTAAATAAGTCCTTTGCAATCTTCTTATTCATCGAAGTTGGAACACCTCTTAAGAAACCCTCAAAATCATTCTCTGCTGCCGCCTTTCTTTGCTTTGATGCAGACATACCAGATACATCATCAGAATCAGCATCACGATCACCAGCAGAACGAACTTCGATATTATCAAAATTATAAAGTTTTCCATTGTAAGTTCCAGTGAGTTTCTCAAACTCTGCAACTCGATCACTACCACCTACGATTCTTACATTTGTATATCCATCAGTATGTGCCTTTCTTAATACATCAAATATAGTACGATTTGCCCCATCATTTACAATTTTATCCTTATGTTTTGGAAACATCTGTTGCATTGCAGATACTTTCATATCAGGATCTAATGGATTCTTCTTTTTATCCTGACTTCTTGATGGTACAATAACATAGTCACCATCATCGGATGATGTTGCAACGGTATCTAAAAGTTTTTCATGACCTGTGGTTGGTGGATTAAATCTACCAAATGCAATCGTTAATGTTCCTTTAGTTTTTTCTACTTCTGGAGGAACCATCTCAACTGGTTTTTCTTGTTTAGGTGCTGGTTGGGATAATTTTTTTTCTTTCTCTGTTTGTGGTGGATCTTGTTGTCCTACTCTTTGCCTCTTATTAAAAAATTTAAGTTGCCCTTTATCTGTTTTTGCTACAAACTCTCCATCCTTATCATACCATCCTCCATGACCATCACTCTTCAAACCCATACGTGTGGCTTGTTGGACTGCCTGTGATTCAGTGAAAAATTGGAAAAATGTTTTCATCGATAAAGTTTGGATGTTACTTTTCTTTCGTTGGCGATAAGATAGTTAATGAGATTTTGCCTCATAATAATATATTTATCCTGATTACGTTTACGTTTTTCTGAAGTAATCATTCTATCTATGGTCATAAAACAATGATGTAGGAAATCATTGAAGATTTGTTTTCGATTCTTTGACCGAGGTTCAAAGGATTGAATCAGTTGATCTATGGTTTTATTCATTCTAATTTAAAGTAAGGTCCTGAGATTATAGACTGTGATGAAGCATATAAAAGTAAATCGTTACAAACTTGATTTTTTAATTTATTGCTTGAAATAGTATTAATAATGCTTATCAACTCTACACAAAGAGCTTTCTGATAAAAATATCCTACATCCTCACCCGTTTTTTGTTTATCAATTATCATATCACCATATTTTTTTGAATTAAATGATTTAGCATATTTTTTTACACCACTCTCAACAAAATTAGCTACCTGTAATTTTTTTGCACCGTTTTTAATTTTGGCAGGATAATCTTTTGGTAGTTGTTTAATTCCATGCAATTTAAAAATTAAATTAGCAGATCCCATTCCAATCTTTCCTTGATTTGCTGCTGAACCTTTTACCTCTCCTTGAAATCCAGTGAGTGCCTTAGGACCATCAAATCCTCTAAATTGTATTTTAGTGCTCTCTTTAAATAACATATAACAATCTGCAGAATCTTGCGTCATCTCAAAACCACTAAACTCTTTTTCTATACCGTCCTTTGAATCAACATTTAATTTACTTATCTTTGCCGATCCTTTAATCTGTTTTAGTGATACTCCAAACATTGTTTTGTTTATCAGTCTATCCATCATACACTGATTTAATCCTTTAAGAGACATCTCTTCTTCTAGACATTTAGGATCATAATCTTTAGTAGTTACGTAAATATCAGCAGGAGACCACTTGTTAATATCAATCCTAACTCCTTCTAATTTTTTAATTCTTTTAAATTGATTCTCTATATGATTTACAACTTTATCTCCCCTATGAAAAACAACCCCTTTAGATTTTAAATCACCAAATTTTTTATATAATAGATTTGCACCTTTGACTGATGATTGAACCCAAGGATCAGACATCTTTAAAATATTTTCTACACTGTCATCTATACTGAATAAGTTTTTTGCATCATTTATACTTTCTGGAGTTACATCAGCAGATGTAATTACACTACCTTTATTGAATGCAACAGCAGCGTAAACTGCTTGACCACCTTCAACTTGTTTAGTAAATTCTGCTCCAAGACCTGATCCTCCACCTGACTTTGATTTAAAATAAATTAAAATCTTATCTCTGGCAGATTTTTGTACAAAAATAGGATCTACACTAGAAACTCTATGAGGTTCTATTTTAACTTTACCATTACCTAATTTACTCTTGAGATCTTCAAAGACTTCGGATCTAACTGATACTCTATCATCAACAATCACCTTAATTTTTGTCTTAGACTCCATTTTAACATTAGATTCTCCGACAATTTTTCCTACTAATATTAAAATTTCTGAGTCAGAAATATCCATTTATGTCTACTTTTTGAAATATTTATTCAATACCTCTATCTGATCATGATACTTTGCGATTATATTCAACTCACCTTCAATAGCTTCCATGATATCAGGATGTTCACCAATACCGACTGGATTATTTAAATAAGCATCTACGTTTGCTCTATGTTTTTCAATGTCACCTCTTGCATGAGCAATGAGTGCATTGATCATTTGATCTCTCATCTGTCACCTGCCTTACGATTTTCTGAATAGAATACATCAAATTCTCCACCAGGATATCTTTTCTTTAACTTCTCAACATTACCTGCGACTACATCTTCTATCGAAACATCAAGTGCCATACATGCTTGCATCACGTACCACATAACGTCACCCAACTCAATAATAAGATGTTCTCGATTATCGTCGTTCCAAGGTTTACCTTGAAATACCATCTTTTTAACGATCTCCATAAATTCACCACCTTCAGCACTAATTCCAACAGCAGCAGTGGTAAGGCGATTAATATTGGCACCTTGTCCGTTAAGAACACTAAGACTCTCAATAAAAGATTTATAATCCCTACTGGGATTGGATGTGACACCATCCACGAATAGAGCATACTTAGAAAAGTCAACTTGTTTAGTCATTAAAATTTAAATTCTGCGAAAGATTTTTTAGGTTTTTTATCTTCTTTATTATACTCCTCTTCACTACCATTGTCAAGAATATCATCCTGCGCTTTCTGTTCACAGTCATATAATCTCATCTTTGCACGATCTATTCCAATCACAAATCTTTTGTAAATGGTAGGATCATTGTATCTATTCTTCAATTGCTTAACCATGATTTGATTTAATCCTTCGAGTTCCTCAGTAGAGATAAGAGCAAACATAAGATCAGCAGTTGCAGGAAGACCAAATGACTCAGAGGTATCGGTAAGGTCAACATCACTACTAGCAAAACCACTACGAGTAGTTTGAGTTGCGGAAACAATCGGAAGATTCGATTCGACGGCAAGACCACGAAGTTCTTCCGCAATCGCTTTAATATAGGAATACGAGTTAACATTTGCATTTGCTTTGTACCGAGAAGATGCACATATGTTTAGATAATCAACAAATATTATATCAGGTTTGAATGATTTTTTCAAAGCAAGTTCATTGAGCAATCCCTTAAAATGTCCACTGTGTGCACCTGCTGTTGGATATTCTTTAATAATTAATTGACCTTGAGTTTTCTTAGATACCGCAGTAACTTTGTTTTCAAACATTGTCTTTGGTAAATCAGTTAAATCTTGTATCGAAACATCTAAGAGATTTGCGTCAATTCGTTCAGCAATTTTCTCTTCTGCCATCTCCATTGTAATGTAGAGTACGTTCCTGCCTTGTAACAACACGGAGCTAGCAACGTGGCACATGAATAAAGACTTCCCGACACCTGTACCAGCAAGCGCGATATTAAGAGTCTTATTAGGTAAACCACCTTTGGTAATCTTATTAAAATATTCCAAATCAAATTCAATCTTTTCCTCTTTCTTATGGTAGAATTCATACCTTTCTTCGTAGTTTAGTAAGTAATCGTGTCCAATATTATTATCAAATGAAACTGCAAGAGCATCTGATAGAATTGTCGGGATTGCATCACGATTTTTTTTCTGATCATTACCATCTGCAATGTGTATCGATTCCATCAATGCAAGATATATCGCACGATCACGACACCATTTTTCAGTCGAATCAAGTAACCACTGATCATCAACAATAGATTTTACAAGATTCTGATTGATCTCATGAATATCCTTTGCTTCAGTATCAGTTAAGTCAGTTCGATTTTCAACCTCAATATTTAGTGCTTCAACAGAAATGGAAGATCCATACTTAACAATAAAAGATGTGATCTCTTCAAATATAATTTTTTCCTTTCGATCTTCAAAGTAATCTGGTTGTATAAATGGAATTACTTTTCGAGCATACTCTTCATTGTATATTAAGTTTTTGAGAATTGTAGATTCAATTCGTTCCATAAGAAAAAGTCTTCTTTGAGATTTCGTCTAACTTATTCATTATATCTTCTGTAAAATATTTGTCTGGTTCTGCGTAAATATTCTTTGCATATATTTTCTTTCCATCAATTTCATATCTACCCGCAACATTCTTCCAAAGACCACCAAGTTCTCCTAATTCAAGAAGACCATAGTAACGATCAAGACCTCTCTCATCATAGTAAAGACGTATATTTACTTCTTTGTTTTCTTTACTGAGTCTGCTTTTAGCTGTCTTAGCTTTAATAATGTTTCCAATAACTTCTGTCTTATCCTTTTCCTTTTTTTTGCTGAGATAAATGATCGTAGACGCGGCGTACTTGAGGCCACTGCCTCCTCCCATTTCTTTAGTTGGGATATAAGATCCGATAACATCGTAGGTATGATTTGTAACTATAAGTGGTATATTTGCTTGACCAAGTTTGAGAGTTAACATACGAAATGCACCCTTAACAAGTTGTGATTTGGTCATGTCACGAACCTGTTTATCATCTAAGGCATCACGAATTTCTTTCTCTGTGGAAAGCATGCCCAGAGAATCTAACACAAACATACAAGGTTTGCGATTTTCTTCTTCCGTCTTCAAGTATATATCAACTGCACGAAGTGCCTTACTACGAAACTCTTCGATTGTTACGACATTCACAACAACCAACCGTGTTGTATCAACTCCACGAGACTCCAGTAATCCTTTATTGACTGCTGCTTCAGTATCAAAATAGAGGCAATACCCATCAGGGTGAGTATCCAGAAAGTTTTTGACAACAGCAAGTGAGAAATAAGTTTTACCAGTACTTGACTCACCAGCAATGGCAGTAATACGATTGCTGCTAACCCCGCCAAAAATAGACCCACTAATGAGTCCATTAAAAACGTAAGATCCTGTGTCAATGAATCTTTCAGTTTCATCAATGTCTGACGCAATCTGTGTATATTCATCTCCAATCTCTTTTACTATCTCTTTTAAAAAATCCATTAAATTACCATCCCATGTTTTTCACGAAGTATCTTTTTGTAAGGTCCGTCAGGGTAATCAATCATAACCTCTTGAACCAATTTCATTTTTTTATATAAATCTCCACATTCATCTTCACTTTTTCTACATTTCCATAATGCAGTAACGATATAATCAAATTCTTTTTTGTTAATAGGTAAATCCATTATGTAAAAAATAATTCAAGGTTTACAGTTTTTTCAACGTTCCACCCAATTGCATCAAGGATTGCCTTGAGTGGTTCAACGAAGCTCTTCTCAAATTGTAGATCATAATCTATGTATTTGTCAAGTCCAAGTTCATGTGGAAAGTCTTGAATGAATGATATTACATTCTCTTGTATGAGATTTGGTTTCTTTAAGTAAATAAACTTTACCTTTTCACCATTACTAATTAGAGAATATTTTTTATCTAATTGTTTCTTCTTGATATAATGATTGAACAGGAGAGCACCTCTACAATGTATCGGTGTTCCTTTTGCATAGATGGTGGAAGATGCTTTATACTTACGAACATCAGATGCAGTTCTTGGAAATGCAATGTCCTCTGGATTAAGAGTCTTAAACTTTGCACGACAATCATCTATGAAATGAATCACATCTTCTTCTGTTCCATTCATCATTAACTTAAGTCCATCCTTAATCATGGTGCGACAAGGTGCAGGAGTTGATGACTTGACTGCCTCAATACCCATCATCTTCAGTTTAGGTTCTTCATATCGAACACCCTCACTATCCCATACATTGAGAATATATCTTTTCTTTGCAGTCCAGATACCACGTTCGGCAATATTCTCACGTTTC